ATTGTCTCAGCCGCTTCAGAAGCTCTCTGCATGATAGAGTCCATAGAGTCTTCAATTGTTCCACTGACGAAACAGTTAAGCGCCGTAACATCCCTCGGACTTCCCATAGCAGATTGGACTCTGCCAGCAGCGAGGAACCGCATGTCCATAGTGATCTCTTTATACGCCCTACGATGTTCTTCATCATCCGACATTACTCCTGCTTGTCTGTTAATGGCTTCTTCAAAGCTCTCGTTCTGAAGACGATACTTCATAGCGTGAAGATCGTCACATGGTTTGACTAGTGGTCCTACTGAGTTTCTTCCGTACATATCTGGCTTTCTCCTTTTCGTTTAATCTCTTCGATGGTTCTGTCACACCCTATGCAGACATCCCCTTCAAGCTTGCATATGCCTAAGCATACTTTAGTTTCAGTGGTGTGAAGTGAAAGTGATTTCTGAGAATTGTTCATTTTGATCCAAGTGTGCTTTGAAATCTTCAAGAGCTTCCATGATAAAGTAAGTAACTGTTCTGTGGTTTATTGCTGCCATCTCTTCTATAAAGCACAGAACATCAGGGTCTAGTCCTTCGTCTACCAAAGCCTTGAAGTAAGCTTCTTCTATATACTCTTCCATGATTTACTTCCAATCCATAATTTGAGAAATCTCTCCTGCAATAGCGCCATATCCACATATGTCTATAAAGCTATCGTCTGTGCAGGAATTCTGAACTCTGGCAATCTTAACCAAGATCATCATAACAGCTACGTCAGTCGGTGTAAATTTTACCTCGTCGTCAAAATAGTTGGACCAATAATCTGCAATCCTCTTATGATTTAACCAAGCATCACCATAGTCCTTCTTACGATCTCCGTTAATCAGTTCCTTAGCTTTCTCTAATATATCATCACGTTTCATCACTCACTCCTTCTTAAGGCTGTCCAACTATTAGGATACAACTTTTCACAGTGTTTGTCAATACCCTTGGCTATCTCTCTCGTCTCCTTCTGACTGTCTTCGGCCATCCTCAGGTTACAGATACGAGAGAAAGCGTAAAGAGAACCTGTCCAGAACCATTGCGTATAAGCTGCCTGTGGTAGTACCATCCTAGCTTGCTCAGGACACACACCCTTTTCGAGAAGATAGTCATAGGTCCACATCGCTCTATCAACAGACGATTGGTAAGGGTCCGTCATTAGATTTTTAGGGTTGATGTCTATGATCTCATTGGACGATCCCTGCTTCTTGTCCTCTGAGTATTTCCGCCACACCTCTGGAAAGAAAAACTCAGGAGTAGTATCGACATATCTACGGGATATCTCGTTCCAAGCTAGACCCACCTGATGCTTACCCAGTTGTCTGGCTACGAAGATGGGAGCCTTGATTCTAAACTGTAGCTGGGGGTGGCTAAAGGGGGACCAGTGTTTGTGCTTGGCGAGGTAACCTATAAGATCAACATCCTTAGGCTTCATGTATTTTTTTACGACACCATCGTCATTCCAAAAGTTCCACTCGGAACCTTTATCAAATGAAACTCTGGCAGCATTTACGACAGTGAGATCAGAACCCATATTGTCTATCAGTTCAACATTCATTCGTCGTACTCCCTATTATACAACATAACGTCGTCAAAGTCAAGATCATAAATTTCTCTTAGAACATCGATACGATCCTCAAGAACATCTGAGAATCTCTCTAGAATATCCTGACTAGACAACCCCAGCAACTCGCACAACAGAGGAGGATCAGTTACCTCTGATAGTCTCTCAATAAACTCTTTAATTGGTAAAGGCATCTGTAATATCCTCCAAGGTATACCACTTGAACTTCTCCTTCTCACACCATTCAGCCATCGTCATCTTGCTACCCTTCCTCAGTTTCTTGTTGGGGTTATAAAGAAGGAAGACTAGCTGCTTCTTCTTAGGGAGACTGTCCCTTATGGCTTTGTATTTCTGAGTGTCCCCTACTCTAAAGAAACCTTTAGCTTCCACTAGAATATCAATCCTGTTCTTGTCGTTACGACCTACAAAATCAGGGATGTAATTCCGATGGACGACGTAGGGGACTTTCTCAGGTTCGTACTTACAGTGATCCTTTAGAAGGAGTCCCGCTGTTTTCTCAAAGTTATTCCGATACTTCGGAGGCACTTTTCTTAGACCGAGTAGCTTTGGTTTCACGGGTCAGAGCCTGAGTCATGCCGCCTGTCTGAGACACGAAGGGACTACCTTGGAGAGTCCATCCGTCATTCAACAGTGCAGTTATCTGCTCCTCAAAGCGATCATGTCGGGGCGTGTTGACTACTTTAAATTCAATCATAGTTGTTCTCCTCTTGGTCTAGGTTGATCTCAGGGTAGGCATTACCCTTTCGATTTTTTGGTACGTTTACGACGGTAGTTAAGAACTTGGGACCAGAGCCAGTATGAAAGGCGCGGACTTCTGGATAACAAATTCTCTTGTATTGGCAGTAAGAGCAGGTAGTACAGAGTTTTAAGTTTCCTGATTTCCCATCCTCCTGTGGAGAGTAGCATCTTGAAGGTCGGTCTTCCTGCTTTACGCACTTTTTTACGTGTTCTATCCTTTCCTCTATGCTTTCTGAAAAGTGTTCGTGCATTGGATCGTCCTCGTTATCAAGGTCGTACTCAAGGACAGCAAGCTTACCGCTGTCACGATCCATTGCCAGCCATGCCCACTTACGTTCTCCCTCTGCATGGGCATACGCCTTGATCTGATCGACATAACCAAAGTCATCGTTGGCTGCTAGTGTACGGTCCTTGAACTTCATGAGTCCGTACTTGGTGGTGGACTTAACGTCAGTTACAATGCCGTTGATCTTACAGTCCATGTGACCCACCACACCACCGACAGATACAGCCTTTTGCTCATCGGTCACCTCATGTCCAGCCAGACGGGTGAACAGGAGGAGCATCTCTTCAATCATGTGTCCGTACATAAACTTGATGAGGGTGTAGGGCTTGATACGCTCACCACGGTAGCCGTTGTATGCAAACCACTGGACCAGATCGTTCTTGCCTACAGATGAGAGGCGAAGCTTACGTCCGTCACGGGGACCGGAGGTAGGAAGGAACTCCTTACGCATGATGTCCTTCATTGCCTCACCGAACTTGTCGATCTCAGCTTCAACATCGACACCCTTGTCAGAGTTACGATCCTTCATGAGGGTATAGATATCTTCTACGAGAGTGTCGATACTTTTCATTTCAATCTCCTATTTTATGGGATGTCCCAGATTAATGGGTAGCTGCCCAGTTGTGTCCGACTTTGTACTCACCGTCCAGTGGGCATCTCAAATCCAACCTGTCACCCGCCGCCTTGATACACTCTACTGCCAACCATCCAAACTTTTCTGCCTGAGTTTCCCTAACTTCAACTTGAAACTCATCATGGATATTACCAACAAAGCTGTAGTCTATACCATGTATGATAGCATACTCATTCAGTATTGTCAATGCTTTCTTCATAACTATTGCACCGGCTGACTGTAAAAGTGTATTCAAGGCTGCGTGTTCACTTCGGATTATCAATCGTCTACCGTCTAGTCCTCTGAGGTGGCCCCGCTTGGTTGCCCGTATGACTCGTTCCCGTAGAGTTCGAAGAGATGGTGTGTTAGAGAGAAACTTTTCTTTAAGTTCTGCTCCGTCTCTTCGAGAACCACCGACAATGCTTCCGATCTTGGCATCTCCTGCGCCGTAGAGGAAAGCATAGATAAAAGTTTTAGCGTTGTCTCTTGTTGAAAGGCCAGCAGCTTTCTGGTTTGCTGTATGTACGTCTCCGTTCGTGACTTCATGTGTGTACTCCTCATCGTTCATGTAGTGGGCTAACATTCTAAGCTCCAAGCCAGCGGCATCCACACCTACAAGCTTGAAACCTTTCGGTACTGTCCAGCACTCCCGGCACTCAGTACCATACGGAGAGTAAGAGGCAGGAACCTGTGCCATGTTGGGGTTACTGTGCGTCATCCGTCCCGTGACTGCACCAATCGTATTGACCCTGCCATGCACTCTGCCGTCTTCCTCTACCGCTTCTATCCAAGACTGAACCTGTGCTGATCTCTTCTGTAGCAGTAGATACTCAGCGATTAGTTTGGCTTCGGGTATGTCCACCTCAGATAGAATACTCTCGTCAACAATGGCATGTCCTTTCTCCGTGAAAGAGGAGGGACTCCACCCGTAGAACTTCAGGTGCCTACCAATCTGTTGGCGTGAACCTAGATTAAACTCCGGCCAGTCTATGCGTGAAAATGTGCCACCAACGGTATCGATAGAATCCCCAAGAAAGCGAAGGCCAACAGAACTAAGGGAACCGTCCTTCTTAGTTTTTGGATGGACTTCTTTAACAAATACCGGTAGCGGCGTGAACCTTTTATGTACTTCATCTTCAACCTCCATACTTCTCTGTTTCAAACGTGCTTGGATATCGAAAGCTTTCTCAAGGTCAAGCACCCAACCCTTGCGTTCCTGTTGAGACACGATCTCCTGAACCTTATGCTCCAGTTCGATGGACTCACCGGGAAACTGAGCAAGCCTTTCGCAGAGGGTAGTGTACAACTTGGCAGTCACCTCTACGTCACGCTCACAATACTTAATCATCTCATCAGATAGCTTGGTCCAGTCATCGTGGTCACCCTTCGCAAAGTGAAGACGCTCACCCCATGCTCTCAGGGAATGTCCTCCGTCTAGCTGTGGGTTGAACAGACGTGAGAGAACCAGAGTGTCGATTACCTGTACGTTATCGAACGAGATACCAAGGTGTTCTTCTAGAACGGGCCTATCAAAATTAATGATATTGTGACCGATAACAATGTCCACATCATCAATATCCTCCTGTATCTGTGCAGTTTCTGCATAAGGTTTCAAAAAATTCCTCTTGCTTTTCGTAGTCAGTTCCATCGTACCTACCATCCATACCTTGCTTACGGGCAAAGCGGTAGTTTCGATATCGAGTATAAGCTTCTTTGTCATGGATCAGTGTCTCACCGTTTTTCAAAGCTACGTGTTCTAACCTGTGGCAGTTACTACATAGTATAGCACACTTCGCTGCTTCTTGAAAGAGTTCTTTGTTCAACCTATGTGACCTCCACTTGGAAGACTTCAATCCGAACTCCTTCTTTGATGGATCACGATGGTGGAACTCAAGAACCTCCTCGGGATACGTACCTCCGCATATCTCACAGGCGTAGTTGGTACGCATCTTTATGTACAAGGAACGATTAAGCTTTCCTAAATCAGAATTCTTCATCGGCAACCTCATGCACTTCAGGTGCTGCACCCGCCACCATACGTCCTGTGTCCATCTCATAGTACAGCCAGCCAGCATGTCCTGTCCGTCCTGTGCGGCGGCACTTCACAAGCTGCACCTTGGTACAGTTACGAGTGTAGTCATCGTCGGATAGCTTGTCGCGGCTGAGTAGCAGCGTGTTGAATGCTATCTGATTGATGGACCCAGACCCTTTCATGTCGTACTCGTTGACATCGTGAGGGTCTTTGACACTAGGCTTACGCAGATGGGACACGATGATGATAGCCGCGTTGGTTTCCTTGGCAATCTTCAGGCACCTGTCCATGAAGTCATCGATCAACCCGTTCTCGTTGGACTGCACCGCAGCCTGTAGAGGATCAAGGATAATCACTTCGCAGTCTAGTCCCTTGATGAGGTAGCGCATACGAGAGAACAGGTCGTCAATGTCAGATGATCCCATGTGGTCATCGATATGAATCCTGTCGCTCTCCTTCACCTCTTCGTAGAACTTACGGTAACCACTGTAGTCCCGCTCCTCCTCCGGTATCTGCTTGATGTTCACACCACCCACGACACTGACCACGTTCTCCGTAGTCTCACCGATGGATGACTCAAGGAACACCGCACCGATCCTTCGGTTCGTCTCCTTGTACATACCGTACAACAGGTTAGTAACGAAAGTGGTCTTACCTACAGATGTTAAGGCACCGATCACGGTCACCTCCCCTGCCCCCATGCCACCGTTCATCATCTTGTTGAGCGTACCAAACGAGGAAGGGAAGGGGATAATCTCCGCCTTGCCACGGTTGACGAACGCATCCCAGCAAGTCTCGTCAGACAGTGAGATGACACCGGCAGGTTTATACTCCTCCGCTCCCCACCATGACTTCACGAACTGCTGCACCTTACCACGCTGTAGCATCTCTCCTGCATCCTTGAGCGGGAGGGACACCACCTTGGCCTTGCCCGGTGAGAAGATAGACATCACTTCCTGAGATGCTTTCTTTCCAGCCGCATCATTATCAAAGCAGATGACTACCTTCTCGAACGTCTCCAGCCACTCCAGACTTTCCTTGATGTCCTTCGATGCTGCCGCTGCACCACGCTTCAGACTGACGACGGGATACTTCCCATCGAACATCTCAGCCACAGCCATAGCATCTATCTCACCCTCGGTAACAGTCACGAACTTACCGCCCTTGCTCCAGACATTCTGTCCGAACAGACCAGTGCCTTCCAATGTGCCCGTGGTATAGAACTCCTTGCTTGGGCAGTTGCGTACTTTGGTTCCGACTACATCACCACCCTGTTCGTGGTAGGGGTAGTGGTGCTTGAGTGTCTGACCAGTTTCTCTGTCATGCTCCAGCGTCACGCCGTACTTCTCAACGATCCGCTGGGATATCTTCCTGTCACTAATTGGTCCTGATACACCAACCATCTCTAGTCCTCTCGTTTTATGGGATGATCCCAGATTTTCTGTGGGTAGTGTGGAGGGATCGATTGATCCCCCCGACACCACATGACCACACTTGAAGCAGTACCCATGCCCATCATCGTAGACTGCGAGGTTGTCACCTGACTTGTCCTCGCCACTCTCCCTGCATGATGGACACGGAGCCTTGCCAATGAAGGTGGACTCCCCCATCAGAAGTCCTCGTCGTCCGCTCCGACTTGTTCCGCCATCTCAAGAACTTTGATCTTCTTGAAGTACGGAGCAACGCCGTGTTGCGGGTGGGGCTTGCCCGGTTCCCACATCACTCGAACCTTGGAGCCGTACGGAATGTACTTGGAGATTTGATCTCCTTCCGCATCAAGCACCGGGAACCCGGAGAACTTGGTGACGAACTTACGCTGCGGCTGGTTCTTGTACTCACGGAGTTTGACTCCCTCCTGTGCCAGCTTGGCTGCTTCGTCAGGCTCCAGCGTGAGGACGATGGAATACTTCCCAGTGTCCTGTCCGTTGTAGCGTTCCGTCTCTTCGAGGTTCGAAAAAGCAACTGTTCCTTCTGTAATCATATTCAACACTCCTCTATTGTGTCATACATTGCGTTCATACTACACCCATTATACTACAGGAAAAAAATTCCATTGTCAACTACCTTTCTCAACCGAAAACTTTTTAACATAGAAACCATTCCACCTCTCATCTCCTAGCTTTGTAACGTAGTCCCGATATTCCAATGCCATCTCTTCGGACGTGAAGACTTTGAGAACCTTGGAACTGTCGTACCCGTCATATGAGAAGACAATCCATACGCTATCCATCATAGTCACCTCTCATGTACTCCTTCAGTTCCTCATCGATTGCTTCAGTTACCAGCCTGCTCTTCTGGCTACGAAAGACCTTCCGCTTGTTGAACTTGTGCATGTCACGAGCGACAGGGTTCTTCTTCTTCGGTGCCTTACGACGACCATCTTTGATAGACATAACCAATCCTTTCTAAATTATGGGACATCCCAGATTTCTTAAGTATCCTAAGGAGAATAACATTAATGATTAATAATCTATCTCCTTAGGATACCTTAGTATACTATACTTCTTCCTCCTCCTTGTCAACCACTAAGTTTACATCCAGAATGAAATCGAACTCATCCGTGTTTTCATAGATGGCACCGATGCACTTGTTGCAGGTGTCCATGTGATTACCTTCGATATCCTTTCGAAGTAATTCTGAATTATTTAGTTTAACATCACAGATTTTACATCGCATTTACTTGTCCTTTTCTTTAGCATTTACTTGGTCTTTGTAGTTCCTTAGACGTGCCGCTGCATCGCATAGCACGGCGTAGTCAGACATAAACATATCCCCATCACACTCCCATAGTGTCTGAACGGGACCGTTTACCATAGGCACAAGTCGCAATAGAAACTCCTCGGCGGTGATCTTTTCTTCGTAGCTCCAGTTGTATTTCTTAGGCATCATGCAATCTCCTTCATTTGTGCGGCCATGCCGATGGTATACCAGATTGGTTCTGATGTAAACTGCCACCGGGCCATGTAAGATTTCTCGTTGATGTAGTAGTTACGGTACGCCATGATGGTATTCTCAGGCACCTTGCAGTAGTCGTGCATACACTGGGGTGGCTCAGTGAAGGGACCGTTGCGTAATTCATATGGACAGTTGCCCAAGTCCCTCACCATACCGATCCTCTCGGTCTTGTGAACCTTTCCGTATCTCTTCGTGTACTCCTTGCACAAACTATTAAGAAGGTTCCACAACCATATGTAATTGCTACGGTTTTCCCTAGCCCACACTGCGCTGGGGTGGTTCTTGTGCGTTGCTTTGTAGCACTCAACACTAGGCTCCCCGTCGATCTCATGGTGCGCTGTGCTGAGTAGCTGGGCAGTCTCCAGTATCATCTTGACCACGTGCTTGTCACAGTGCATCTCGGCGCAGCGTTCCGGGTTCTCGTGTAGGTAGAATATATTCATGCTTCTATAACCTCCATCTTAGCTTGTACAACATTAACACCGCCCTGAGTCAGGAACTCCAGACCCTCCGTGCTTCTATAGTCTTCTGAGTATATAACACGGATGATCCCAGATTGCAAGATTAATTTGGCACACTCCATGCAGGGTGCATGAGTACACACTATCGTCGCGCCTTCTCCGCTCTCGGTACACCTAGCAAGCTTGGCTATCGCATTGGACTCCGCATGTAGAACCTGAGGCTTCGTCACTAGTCTCGGATTATCGCCCACACTCGTGCTGTATATCTCAGATTCGCAATTGTTATCCCACCCTGAGGGTGTACCATTGTATCCGATGGATATAATCCTTTCGTCCTTCACAATGATACACCCCACCTTCAACCTCCGTGCCGTGCTACACTCAGCGAATGCGTAGGCAGTTTCCATGTATGCAACTAAATGTTTCTCTTTCATAAGAACACCTCCACATAAGCAAGTAAAACTATAATCCAACAGAAGAATATACGCTCCTCTACTTTCCAATGCTTACATATCTTCTTCCACATTATTCCTAACATTAGCCCCAATCCTTTCTGTATTCCTGTTCACGCCAGCCCTGCAAATACTCTGCAATCTGGGCCGCAGTCATCATCTCACGAGGTACCTTGTACCCCTTGCCGGTTCCATTAGGCCACCAATGTGGGCTGTAGTTGCGGCTGTAGTATCTGTCCGCTGATCCTCTATCGTATGGGCTACCATGTGCGTGTTGCATTGCTATCTTTTCTCCTGCTTTCCGTAGTTTCGAAATGATTTCCTGAGTTTCGTGGTTCATCTGTTCATCTCCAGCCATTCTTCTTCGGTTTTACGTGCAGCTTCTTTGTAGGTTTCAGGATCGCCTTTCGGCCACCCAACAAACAACTCCAGATGCTCCAGCCATTCGTCAAAGAGTTGTTCTTTCAGCATTTCATTTTCATGGTTACTCATTCTTCAATCTCCTCTTGAAATAATCCATCCCAGTAACTGACAAGGTACCCCCTTGTTCCCACCATTGCAACAAAAACTTTTTTACCCGGTGCGTATTCCTCTTCTGTCTTGTACATTCCAGTGTCCCCCTTGGGCGGGATGGTGTACCCCGCCCTTCGGAGTGCCTTGATTGTTTCCTGTGTCTGTTCCTTGGTCCACACTCTAGCAGTCATTCGTCGTCCTCCTCGATAGCATCGTTAAGAACATCCATAGCTTCCTGAAGTGATCTCTCTGCTTCCTCCTCGCGCCCAACGCGCATCATCATGAGCATGAATTCAATCTTAAATTTCACTGTTTCTGCTAGTTCTTTCTTAGTCATGTCTTCGCCTTTCAATTTTCTGGGACATCCCATGTTTCACAGATACTTTCTATCATAGACTGGTCGAGTTGTCTACAGTTATTTTCACCACCATATAGCTTCAGGTATTTATTGATATGTTTCGACGTGGTGCGACTGAAGTATTCCGTTGTCCTGAATGGTCCCTTGCAGTCCCACCCAGCTACCGGGGTTTCATAACTGAACAATACCGAGACGTTGGCCTTGGTGTTCTGTAGCTCAGTCATGTTAGAGCCGAGTTGTTTGATTGACATATTCATTGTTCAGTTTCCTTTAGTATCTAGAGTTTAGCAGCGCCGCTGTTTCACGGGCTTTTGCGAAGGCTTCGTCTACTGGAATAGTCTCCTCGTAGAGACCCACCCGCCCGTAGATGGCAAGGCCGTTGCCCAGCGGTGTGACAGTGGCGCAGGGGTAGCGTTGACCGTCTTCCCAACACGTAAAAGTGTATGTTTTGTTTTCCATAGTTCAGTTTCCTTTCATGTTTTCTGGGACATCCCAGATTTTACATCATGTCTTCCGTCATCCATGCAGCGAACGCTACCATACCTAACACGCTTCCCGCCGTCAACCCCATCATGGGTATCAACCCGAAATGTTCAGGACCGATCACCATCAGGGATATCAGGCCGCATGTTATGGATACGAATGCGGATATGATACCAACGATTTTCACAAGTTTAGTCATAGTTCAGTTTCCTTCTTTTATAGTTGGCGTGTTAAAATTACCGTTGCGAATGTCTGTAACGCGCTGTTCTTTGTCGAAATACTCGACCTTGAGAATTTCAACTCCCGCCTCTATCAAACCAGCGATGTATGCTTTGGCTTCTTCAAGAGTGTCCTCGCAACCAACGAATGCCTTGTGCGGGGTTTTTACTTCGTATCGGATCATCTCTTTTCCTTTCATGTTGACAAATGAACTCTATAGAACCCCCTGACGGGTGTCAAGGGGTTCCGAGAGGTCACTTGTTTGCGAAGGCTTTGTCACCTAGAGCGTCAAGCAACTCCTGACCTGTGAGTTCCTCGGGCGCACCTCCGAGAAGCCACACGTCAAGGTCTTCTGCTACCCTGAGTAGCTGTGCTGTGGTAGCCTCAGGGATGTGTCGCATGATCGCCGACATGATGTCGTTGATGCTGATCGTCGGCACTTCCTCGGTAGCTTCCTCGGTAGCTCCCTCAGTAGCTCCCTCAGTAGCTTCCTCGGTAGTTTCCTCGGTAGCTTCCTGAGAAGCCTTCTCAGCGGCCTTCTGAGCCTTCTGGATAGCCTTCCGCATGGCATCAATCTTCCGCCACCCGTTCGTCTCTCCCTCGGCTACTACCGCATCGAAATTCTCAGACACAAACTTGATGTCTCGAACGTGGTTCGAACGATCAGCCTGAGATAGACCGACGAACATGTCCTGTAGCGTCTGGCTAGCGTCTATCATCTTGACAGTGAGAGATTTTGTGGGCCATGCGCCGTTCGTCTCTTTCCAGATTATGTTCGCTGCGAACGGATGAACCTCCAGCACCAACTTTCGTGCTACCTTCGCATCGGTCTTGACGGCCTTGACCAGTTCCTTGTTGATGGTCTCGGCGGTTACTTCCACGGCTTCGATCTTCGACATTGTTTCGTTTCCTTTCTGTTCAGTGGTTTCGTCGTGAATAGTGATATCAGAACATCCATGTTCGTACAATACATTTCTCAGGGCTTCTTCGGGAGTGTCCCTGCCCTTCGAACAACCTAGAACCGGGTGAGTGATGCTCCAGTTATTATCGAATTCGTTGTATGATGCTTTGAACTGTTCCTCAGTGAATGTGTACTTCTCCCAGTTATGGGTTGTTGAAGCCTTGAGTATCTTAGTTGTTTCCATCGGTTCGTTCCTTCGTTGTGTTGCGGTGAGGCAGTACATAAGTGCACCTCCCGATCCTGTCAACACCTCCGGAATAAGAAAATTCTGGGATATCCCATTTTTTTCTGAATATCCCCCAAAGTGTGACAATTATGCAACAGTTTCCTATGTATATTATAAGGTGTCTGGTTCCGTTGTGGTTCTGAGGTGGTTCTGAGGTGGTCCTGAGGATTTCATGGGATGTCCCATATATCCATACTCAGGCATTCTTTCTTCTCACGTTTTCTTCAGCAGTCCTGAGGCATCCCTGAGGTGATCCTGAGGTAGTCCTGAGGTGGAGCAGTGATCCTCAGGAAATCATGAGGGTTCTGTGGTAGACTAAAGTAGGCCGGGGGGGGGACCCACGACGCCCCGCCATGTTATATATACCCTCATGACCACATGGGAAGCAATTTGGAGGTCCATGAATTAGATAATTAACTTAACTAAAGTACAACTTAGGGGTTGACTTTTGGGGTGAGGCGGGTTATTCCTAAGAAATCCTAAGGAACCCTATTGACAAAAGAAGCTAAATATGTTATAATATAGTTATATTAGGTTGTTCATTAAGTATGTTATTAAAATTAATAACTAAGTTAATTCTTAAGATACTTAAGTTAGTCAAACCGTTAGGTTTGGGGTTTGTCTTTTAAAGGAGAGCGATATGAACTACGGTTACAAAAAGCCCGCCAAGAAAAAGAAGAAAAAAGCTAAGAAGAGAAAATGATAAACTACCGAGGCGAAAAGTTTTCTGGATATAATAAACCGAAGAGGACTCCCGGCAAGTCAAAGAAGTTTGCAGTCTTGGCAAAGCAGGGGGATAAGGTTCGGTTGGTTAGATTCGGTGATCCTAACATGAGTATCAAAAAGGATCAACCTAAGCGCCGCAAGAGCTTCCGTGCAAGGCACAAGTGTGATACATCTCCACCCAGTAAACTATCTGCACGATATTGGAGTTGTAAGAAATGGTAACTGTCTTCCTACGTAGTAGGGCAAAGTCAGGAGTGATAAATGTCAGACGATACACCAGTAAAGAAGAAACGAGGTAATCCAAACTTCTACAAAGGTATGAAGGCCCTCAATCCCGAAGGAAGACCCAAAGGTTCCCTAAACAAATATACAAAGCTCTCAAGAGAACTTATGTCCACCAAAGGACCGGAGATTGTAAACAAGGTAATTGAGATGGCATTGGAAGGCGACAGGCATTGTCTGAAGATGTGTATGGACAGAATTATCCCTACCTCAAAAGCAGTAGAGATTACACACGAACATCAGGACTTAGGTGTTAATATTATAATCGAAGGTGTAAAAGCTGTAGAAGCAAAGGAAGCAAAAGAGCAGGAAGTATTTGAAGCAGAGTTTGAAGAAATAAAAGATGCCTGATCTAAAGGTTACTCTTCACGATGCTCAAATGCAAATCTTCAAGTCTGACAAACGATTTAAAGTAGCAAGTTGTGGCAGGAGATTTGGTAAAAGTTATTTAGCTGCATGGGTGCTGATTATTAAAGCACTCCAAAGTGAGGACAAGGATGTCTTCTATGTAGCCCCCACATTTCAACAAGCTAAAGATATTCTCTGGTCAATCCTCAAGGACGTAGGCCAGAATGTAATCAAAAGCACACACGAAAACACTGCTACAATTACACTGGTCAATGACCGTAAGATTTATCTAAAGGGATCAGACAGACCAGATACACTACGAGGCGTAGGTCTAGCATATGTCGTAATGGACGAATATGCCTCAATGAAACCAGAAGTGTGGGAAATGATCCTTAGGCCCACACTGGCAGACGTTAAGGGTGGTGCATTGTTTATAGGTACACCCGCAGGTAAGAACCATTTTCACAAGCTGTGGCTAGAAGCACAACTACCAGAAAACGAAAAAGATTGGGAGTCCTATCAATTTGTTTCAACAGATAATCCTTTTTTGGACCCCGATGAAATCGAAGCCGCCAAGAAATCAATGTCTACTCAGGCATTTCGTCAGGAATTTGAAGCTACCTTTGAAAGTTTTTCAGGTGGTGTATTTAAGGAAGAATGGATTAAATATGAAGATGATGAAGAGTTTGATGAAGATACGGCCTCTAAAACGGGTTCGTATGTGGTTTCAGTCGATCCGGCAGGCTTTGAAAAAAGCGATAAGTCCAGAGGACTAAAGTCTTCTAAACTAGACGAAACTGCTATATCAGTAGTTAAAGTAGTTGGTGATGAGTGGTTAGTTAAAGACATACACCACGGTCGTTGGAACATCAAAGAGACAGCAGAAAAGATTATTACGATAGCTGAAGATGTAAATGCAACGACAGTAGGAATTGAAGCAGGTGCGCTTAAGAATGCCATCATGCCCTACATCGAAGATGAAATGAGAACAAGAGGTTCTTGGATTAATCTTACAGATGTTACTCATGGCGGCAAAAGAAAGCAAGACAGAATAGTTTGGTCTTTGCAGGGCAGGTTTGAACACGGCAAGATCAAGTTTAGAAAAGCAGAGTGGAACCACCACTTTATAAGTCAGATGCTAGACTTTCCAAGTCCACTTTCTCACGATGACTTGTTAGACTCTTTGGCATACATAGACCAAGTTTCGGTAGCAGACTTTGCACAACAGATAGAACTAGACGAGTGGGAACCTTTGGATACTGTATCAGGATATTAATTTATGGATGAACTATCATATAAAGACCCTCAGGCATCCCTAGTTTCGTGGGTTATAAGTAAGGTGGAAGAATGGGAAACCCATCGTAACACCAACTACATGGAAAACTGGGATGAGTACTATCGCATCTGGCGTGGTATCTGGTCTTATGAAGATAGAAACCGTGAATCCGAAAACTCCAAACTAATTTCTCCTGCTACACAACAGGCTATTGAGTCAACTGTAGCAGAACTGGAAGAAGCTATTTTTGGTCAGGACATGTGGTTTGACCTGCGTGATGATGTTCTTGACCAAAACTCCATTGATGCTACGGTAGTTAAAGTTCTTTTGCAGGAAGACCTGAACAGATGTAAAGTAAAAGATGCAGTAGTTGAGTGTCTTTTAAATGCTGCTATCTACGGTACAGGCATTGCCAAGATTAATGTTATAGACGAAATAGATCGTGTACCAGTAGAAACTGCTGTTCCCAACACGCTTACTACAGATGTTAGTGTTCAGGAAAATGTAATTACTTCTGTAAAGGTTGACTCACTTACACCAAAAGAATTTGTTATTGATCCCTGTGTAACTTCTATTGACGAAGCTCTTGGTGTTGCACAGGTTGTCGCCAAGCCTAAGTATGAAATCATTGAAGGAATGAAAGAAGGGGTTTACGAAGATAAACCTTTAGGAAGTTATGACCATGTTGACTTTGGTTATGACGAAGAGTCGGATGGTGATTACTCCGATATGGATAAGGTTAAGATTGTAGAGTACTGGGGACGGGTTCCCAAGAAGTATCTTAACAACAAAACCGAAGGGTTGTTAGAAGAGTTTGATTATGAAGACGACGAGCTTGTAGAAGCTGTTGTTGTTATTGCAAATGATTCGGTAGTTCTTAAGGCGGCTGAAAATCCATATCTGATGAAAGATCGTCCGTTTGTGTCTTTTCAGCTAGATCGGGTTCCCAATAAATTCTGGGGACGAGGCGTGGCAGAGAAAGGTTACAATCCTCAGAAGGCTCTGGATGCAGAACTAAGAGCAAGGATTGACGCTCTGGCCCTTACAACACATCCTATGATGGGTGTGGATGCTACTCGTCTCCCAAGGGGAGTCAAGTTCGAGGTCAAAGCCGGTAAGACAATTCTTACAAACGGTGATCCTCGGTCAGCCTTGCTCCCCTTAAACTTTGGAAATGTAGCCAACACTACATTTACTGAAAGTGCTGAACTAGAACGTATGGTTCAGATGGGTACTGGAGCAATGGACGGGGCTAACAGTAACTTTGCTAACCCTCGTAACTCTACTGCTTCTGGTATGTCTATGCTACAGGCAGCATCTATCAAACGTCAGAAGCGTACTATTATGAACTTTCAGGAAAACTTCCTGATTCCTTTGATTCATAAGTCTGCCCTACGCTATATTCAGTTTGCACCGGAGCGGTATCCGGCAGGAGACTACAAATTTAAAGCATACTCAAGCATGGGTATTATGGCTAAAGAGTTGGAAATGATGCAGCTTATTCAGCTTATGTCCATGACTCAGCCGGGAACTCCTCCCCATGCCATGCTTCTTATGTCCATCTTTGATAACAGTTCTGTACCAAACAGGGACGCAATGAAACAGGCTATTGCTCAGACAATGCAGCCTGATCCAGCAGCCGCACAGGTACAACAAATGGCACAGCAACTTGAACTTATGAAGTTGCAGATGGAAATTGAAGAAATGAAAGCCAGTGCAATGAAAGACACTGCACATGCCGTCAAGTTACAATCTGAAGCTCAAACTAAATCACCTGAGATTGACATGGCTAAAGTTCAAATGGAACTGGCAGAAAAGCTGGCACGTATTGAAAAACTTAAGGTAGATGCTGAAAACGTAAGGTCTGAAACAATGCGTAATGGTCCTGAAGTTCAGCACCTACAGTCAGAAACTATTCTTAACCTTGCAAAAGCTCAGAACCAGTGACTGACAAAGAAATTCTTGAGGGACGTTTAAATTTATTTACCAACGACGCTTGGGTTTCCTTCACTAAGGAACTCGAAGATATGGCAAAATCGTTGGAAAATATACAAAACATACCTGACGAGAAGACCCTGTTCTTAAGAAGGGGTCAGGTGGATATGCTAAATATGATAATTAATTTAGAGGAAACCACCAAACTAGCGTTGGATCAATTAGAGTTAGACATCTAATCCCAACATTTTTTAACTCCATAATCTTTATAGACGGAGGATTGGTAATATGGATAGCATTGTTGTAGAAGAACAAGTCGAAACGCCTGAGGAAGCAGAACAGTATGCGAACATCGAAGAGGCTCCCGAAGTGGAACAACCTCAGGAAGAGCAAGAGGTGGAACTACCTGAAAAGTTCAAGGGTAAGTCGATGGAAGACATCGTATCTTCATACGAAAACCTTGAAAAAGAACTTGGACGGAAGGGTCAAGAACTAGGCGAACTCAGGAAACTAACAGACGGTATTCTTCAACAGCAGATTACCACACAAGAAAGCGGAACAGAAGAGCTTGAAGAGGAAGTTGATTTCTTCGATAACCCTGAACAAGCGGTCAGTAAAGTTATTGAAAACCATCCTAAGTTCCGTGAGTTTGAACAGCAGCGTCAGACACAACAGATTGAGACGACTACTGCCAAACTTAAAGAAGCTCATCCTGATTTCATGGATATCGTTGCTGATTCCAAGTTTCAGGAGTGGGTTCAGGATAGCCCCGTGAGGCAGCAACTGTTTGTTTCGGCACACAACTATAATTTACCAGCCGCTATGGAACTGATGAATAATTGGAAAGAGCGATCACTGATAAATAACACAAGTGAAGTCGAAGCAGAAAAAGCAGCCAACCGCGAACAAGCTATGAAGGCAGGAAAAGGTGTTTCCCGTTCTTCTTCTGAGTCTACAGCCGGTAAAAAAATCTACCGTAGAGCTGATCTTATCAGACTTAAAACTACTGACCCTGATCGTTATGAGTCACTACAGGATGAAATCCTAGCTGCTTATGCGGAGGGTCGCGTTAAGTAACCCTTATAAAGAAAGGAATTAAATTATGGCTTTGGGTACTGGACATCAAACTACCACAACGGGTGCAACTTTTATTCCCGAACTGTGGTCCGACGAAGTTATTGCCGGTTATAAGGCAAATCTCGTTCTCGGTAACCTCGTTACCAAAATTAACCACGCCGGTAAAAAAGGCGACACGATCCACATTCCGGCTCCGGTTCGTGGTTCTGCTAATGTTAAAGCTGCAAACACTCAGGTTACGCTTCAGGGCGACACCCACAGTGAAGTGCAGGTTAGCATTAACAAGCACTATGAATATTCCGTCTTGATTGAAGACATCACGGAAGTTCAGGCGCTTCAGTCGCTTCGCCGGTTCTACACCGACGACGCTGGCTATGCTCTTGCTACGCAGGTTGATACGGACCTGTTTACGCTTGCTGAAGGCTTTCAGGGCGGAACAGTAGGCGGCACAGGTGCGGCTCTTTATGAAAAGGCTGTTATCGGTGGTGATGGAACGACCCTGTACACGGGTAACTCCTCAAACGCTTCTGACCTGACGGATGCTGGTATTCGTGCCATGATCCTCAAGCTGGATAACGCTGACGTTCCTTCGGATAACCGTTGCATGGTTATTCCTCCGATTGCTGCTAACGACATGCTCGGCATCAACCGCTTCACTGAACAGCAGTTCATTGGTAACGGTGACGCCATCAAGACCGGCAAGATCGGTAGCATCTACGGCATGGACGTTTACGTTTCGTCCAACTGCCCGTCCATCAACTCCAATGCCCAGCGCGTTGGTGTCATGATGCACAAAGATGCTCTGTGTCTTGCCGAACAAATGGGTGTTCGTTCGCAGACCCAGTACAAGCAGGAATACCTCGGTGACCTGTTTACGGCTGATACGCTGTACGGTGTTGCGGAACTCCGCGACAACGCTGGTATTGCCTTTGTTGTACCTGCTACCTAAGTAGGTCTAGGGAGTCTCCGGTCTAATGGCTGGGGACTCCCACCCTTATACAGGATAAGCTAATATGATTACTCTTGAAGCAGCCTTATCGGATACCAGTTACAATCTAGAACTGGAAAAGATTAAAAACAAGATAGCACAGCTATATAAAGAATTGCTTACCAAGACTTTTAAACAAGCTAATCCTGCCGCAAGTATGGAAGAGTTGTATAGTTTTTTAGAAGAAAACGAATTGGAATTTAAAGATACTGAAGAGTTTGAAGACGAAGCGGCAGATATTGAAAACATTTTATCGTTGCTTTCAGATAAAGAAGACCTAGACCCTATTAAAGAAAAATCTTTTGAAACTCCTTCGGTAGCCTCCGGTAAAACACCGGGAAACAAATCAAATGAAAAAGGTGAAGTTCCAAACACCGTAGCATTAAAAGATTACAAAGGAGGATTGTTTACCCCTCCAGATAAAAAAATTAAGAAAGTTACAAAAGCACTTAAAACTCCTACTGGAAAAGTAAACAGAGTTATTGATGACAATCCTAAAGTAGACACTCAAATGCTAAAAGAAGTGTGGGATAAGGAACGAGACAAGCTTTTAGAATTGGTTAGACAACGTAACAAGGAATATGGTGTTGTACTATGAAACCTGTTAAAAATCGAAAAGCCGGTAGCTTTGTCAAAAAGAAAAAGAAAAAAATGACAGAGGAAAAGAAAAAGAAAAACCTTGCTCGTTGGGCAGGAGAAAGACTTAGGATATCCTAATGCCACGCGGAAGAACAAAACCTTTATTTAAACCCATGCCTAAACCACAGACTCCTAAGTGGTCAAAGCAACAGTTGTTTATAAAACTTTCTAACCAACGACAAGACGAAAGAGCGCCCTTTGATGATGGTGACCAAGCTCTTTACGGTAGTAGTAAATCATTGTATGGAATAGCTAGATATTCTTCACGAAGTTAAACACAAGAGGTAACAAATGAGCGATTATACAATTCAAGTTAGCTGGTCTGGCAAAGATGCTCTAGCCGATTCTGACTCTAATAAAATTATTTCTGGTGCAGATTTTAACACTGAGTTTAGTGCTGTTCAAACTGCGGTAAACACTAAGTATGACTCTGCTGACCTTGGTGTAACTCTTCAACAGTTTGATGCTGACACGTTAAAAGCTGACACTACTGATGAACTTACCGTTGGATATACTTCTGCAAACAGCGATGCAGGAACCAAAAGCAGTGGTACTTTTACTCCAGACCCACGCACGTCTAATTTTCAACACGCAGTTAACGGCGGAGCGCATACTCTTGCCCCTCCTGCTTACAACTCTACAATGGTAATTTTGTACAAAAACAATGCTTCAGCCGGAACTATAACTACAAGCGGATTTACCAAGGTTGATGGAGACGACCTTACGACTACAGACGGCCATGAATTTTTCATGTACATCACAAGGTATAACGACGGATCAACCACGTTTTCCGCATTGACTGTTAAGGCTCTTCAGTAATGTTTATGCCTGCGGTACAAGGCGGTCACTCTGTTAGTGGTGGAATTACGCTTGACATTACATCAAACACGTCAGATGTAAATATTCTTACATTGGCAACCGCTGCGGGATACAATGCAGGAAGTGATACAACAGCTATTACTGTAAACATAGCTAGTGGCGTTGCTATTACTGCGACGAGTGGTAACCCAGCAATTCGAACTGGTGCGCTAAATGCAGCGTCAAACCTAACCATTAATCTTGCATCAAGTGCTACTGTCTGTGGATTTGACGGGGCGCAAGGGTCCAACGGCGGGACAAACTCAGCGGGAAGCGCAGGTGGCAATGGCACCGACGCTATTAAATTTGAAATAACGTCCGGCAGTGGCACCTATGCAGTAGTTAATAATGGCACCCATGTGGGCGGAGGCTCAGGGGGAGGCGGTGGTGCTGGCGGAGGCGGATCGGCAGGCTGTCGGGCAACTCAGGTAAGTGACGGAAAGGGCGGTTATAGTTGTGGACCGGGAAACACATGCGGGTCTACAGGATCAGCAGGATCAGCCGGATCAAGCGGCGCATCTTGCCGCGCTCAGGACGGAACTGCTGGAACTGCGGGTAGCAGCGGAAGTACCCCCAGCAACGGCTGTCATGTTACGGTAAGTGCCGGATCGGGTGGCGCAGGGGGCGCTGGAGGAACGGCAGGTAAAGCTGTAAATAAAGGCGGTTTAACTGTTACGACTAGCGGATCAGGTACATATTATGGAGCAACAAGTTAATGGCTAAAGTTCTTATACCTTTTTCTGGAGGAGTAAATTCTACTTATGTACTTCACCGTTGGCTTACTGAAACGGATCATGAAATTATTGCGTCCTATTCCGAAGAGGAGTGGCTTGATAATGTAACGGATGATCCGTGGCGAGGGTCACGAGAAAAAAATGCAGCGCAAAACATGGTTAATTGGCTTAAGTCAAATGTTCGAGATTTTACGTTTGAAATTGTTCAGTGGCCTAACAGCTACGTTGAAAATCAAGTTCCAATCCGCGAGGGTTTTACTGAAACCGTAAACCTCGGAATTCTTGAACCTCGCTATTCTGGTTATAAATCTTTGATCGACAGGCATTTGCCAGATGGAATTGTAATTGGCATATCTTTAGAAAACACCGCAACAGATAGTTATGAAAGGTTGCGCGATGTTTTTGAAACGGACGGTGTTGATGTTTACTTTGCAGGTTCTCGTACCTTAGACCCTATTGCAAAAGGCGAAGCGTTTAATCACGACGCTATTGCTGCAACATTGTCTGGTAGATTTGAGCAACTAGAGTCGATTCCTACTGACTTACAGGCGTTAATGGCAGTTGGATGTGACTGTGATCGGCCTGAAGATCAAAAGTTTCTTTGCCTTCCTTGCGGTTATGAAAAAACCCGTGAAGTTTTATCTGATATGACCGGCAAAGAGTTTGATGAAATGTTTGCTGAATATGGTTCCTACGGGTCATGGCGTAGTGAAGCTGATCCTGCAACCTATAAATATAGGGGGTTTCCTTATCGCAAATTTGCTGAAATTATCGGCAAACCTGACAATGTAGGATTTGACTAATGATAAGAAGATCTTTCTTTCTTTGGGTTTTTGTTTTAATAACTCTAGCGGTTTACTCTACCACAGCTAAAGCAAATGAAATACCTTGTATAGGAAAAGAAGAAAGTCAGATATTTGAACCTTCTGAACTGGTTCGTGGTTACGGAATTAGAGAAGGAGCTTTGATTAAACTGTCTGTTACTTCTGAAGGACACTGGATTCTTACACTATCTCCTCCTGAACTAAATGGAGCAGTTTGTCTAGTTTTTATGGGAACAGACTGGAAGTTTGTAACTTCTAAAGCTACTAAAGAAGAGGTTAAGTATGGAAGGAGCGATTGATTTAAGAACTGTATTAACCTTAGGAGGTGTCTTGTTTAGTGTAGCTGGAGCCAGTGCTGTAGCTAAAATGCAAATAAAACAACTATCAGAAGCTTTAGAAGACGTAGAACAACGTCTAAGAAAAATGGATAGCAGGTGTGACAAACTTAATACCTCTACAGAAACTCAGGAGCAACGCATAAATATTCTTGCTAAGATGGCTTCTCCAGAAAACCTTAGACGAGATCACATGCAACTAGCAGAAATGCTAACTAATGTTAAACAGCTTGAAAAAAGTTATGACCGGCTATATGCCATGCACAACGGCAAACATCCGCCAGTAGCCAACGAAAGGAAAGCAGAATAATGTTAAGCTTAGTAGGATCACTTCTTGGATTTGCTACCTCAACTGGCCCCGGTCTTTTCAAGATGTACATGGAAGGCAAGCAGGATGTCAGGGACAAAGAGCATGAACTTAAGATTATGGCTCAACAGTCTCAAGATCGTAGAGATGAAGCTGTAATTACCAGTGTAGGTGAAACTAACATAGCGGTACATAAGAATGCCGATGAACACGCTAAACGTGCTAGCCAGTGGGTAGTCAACCTGTCTGCTACGGTACGTCCTTTGATTACCTACTTTTTCTTTCTTGAGTTTGTCCTTCTGACTTTCCTGTCAGCTTTTGGTCTTATTAGCGCAGAGTTGTTTGACAAGCTGTGGTCAGATGAAATCATAGGTATCTTTAGTGTCATTATCAGCTTTTGGTTTGGTCAACGTTTGGTTAGCAAGTGGTCTAAATGATAAACAAAAAAGGTCTGGAGTTAATCGAAAGCTTCGAAGGTTTTCGTTCTGAACCTTACAAAGATGTAGCTGGTATCTGGACAATAGGTGTAGGATCAATATACGGACTAGACGGAAGCAGAGTTACCAGAGATCACAGGCCAGTTACAAAAGAAGAAGCGTTTGGTCTGATGGAACGAGACTTAAAGACAACGGTAAACAGGTTAGGGAACCTGATTAAAGTACCAGTAAATGAAAACCAGTTAGCTGCTTTAGCTAGTTTTGTCTACAACATAGGATCAGGAGCCTTTCAACGAAGCACAGCAAGAATGAAGCTAAACAGAAAAGATTACTTCGGTTGTGCTGATGAGTTTCTTAAGTGGAAGTATGCAAACAAAAGAGTTATTCCCGGTTTGCTGAGAAGAAGACTC